TTTCTTTTGAGATCATTTAACTGGGGTACCGGTGGTAAGTTTATATACTTCAAACTCCGTGGTGCCAAAAGTTAAATTTAATTTTTTTGCTAGATTGTGTGCATGGCCGGGATTACTAAAACTGGTCTTTTTGTATTTGGGTCCGGGATAACTGGTTACACTACTAAAACTTTTTAGATTGAAAGGCTCGGCTTTATAGAAAACAGCCCAGATGGCTTCAGACTCCAAAACTTGTTCAGCTTTGTAAGTCTTTTTGTTTATGTATTCTAATAATACTTTTGGCTTTGGTCGACTCATAATATACGTCTCGATATGTACGCATATATTTATCTATTTTTCCTCGCCAAACACTCCGCCATCTAGTTGTATGTTAACTACTTCTGTAGCAGATGCATTTTTTAATGCGTGGAATAGACTTTCATAATCTTGCGACAGCTTGGCTAACACCTCAGTAAGGGCTATATTAAGTAATCTAGCCTGCTGAATTGTCATCTTTAGTTCTTTTTGTTGCGTCAATTCAGCTGACTTCAATAGTTGAGTAAATTGTAACAGTGCGGCAGTGTTAATTGGATTTTGCATTTGCCAACACCGCTTTCATTTCAAACTCACTCATAAACGGACCTTTATTTGGATAGCGTTCGATTGTAATTAGTTTGGGGCAAAAACTACGTACCCATCCCTTTTCAAATTTAATTGTATAGTATCCAGCACAATATAAACTCTTACTGGCATTTGATTTGGTAAACAAAGGTAGTTTACGTTTGACATCGTACATGCTGTTGTATGGTTTGCACATGGCAGGAAATCCATGTACTTCATGTGTTTCAGGTTCTGCGGAAGTTACTTTGACTTTGGTATTCTTCAGAAAGAATTCTTTGCCAAATTGTTTTTGCAAGTCTTCTTTTTTATTAAACATTACTTCGCCGTTAGTGCTGGATAACACAAACCGGTTATTTTCTTTTTTATGTAGTGTGGCAATTTTAGTGCCGTCTTTTTCTACAATCCAAAATTTGCCATCTACGATGGGCTTGGCGTGTATCTCTGTCATAGTTATTACCTCACAAGTTGCTGTCCTATTGGGACATGTTTCTTTATATGTACATTCTTCGATTAACATTAATCTGCTTCTCCGCCTTCACTATCAGGCTGGGGAAATTCTGGGCTAAAAGGCCAACTTGTACTGGGCTTTGGCCTAGATCTTAGTTTGACATTTTCTTCAATAACTGTGCCGTCATCTTCAACTAGACTAACTTGATACGGAGCATCGATGGTAAGGTAATCATCTTCAACTTGCCAATCATGCTCACCGTCAAACAACCAAGCCGCACCGCCTTCGTGATAAGATGTTTCAAACGCTTCTTTTTGTTCGTCAGTAAAGTCATCGCTGTATGTAAAGTAGCAGGCAACGCCATCTTCAAGTTCCGAGCCCCAGCCGCAGTCTGTACGAGCGTAGGCCTGTTTTGCACCTTCAAATGGAAGATTACTATCCATGTCTGCTTCAACAAATCCTTGACCCCAGCGATAGTGATCTTCAATATTGACCCAACTAGTGGTGTTGTCGGCATTATCTCGGAACAGTTCTATATGCCAACAAATACTTTTCTTTTCAAGAGGTTTAATTAGATATACTTTACTCATAGTTGTTCCTCGAATAAATTTTGAGCGGCTTTGGTAACCGGATATTTTGCTTGGAACGGTTCAGCATACGACTGTATGTTGTCTGCGATCTTTTTCATGTCCCATGCGTTGCAGAATTTAAGCATACGAATACCTACCTGATCTACAGTTTTAGGTACGGCATTTGTTTCAATTGTTTCTCGAATACATTTTTTAATATCTTCTGGTTGTGCAGTCAAGTCGCACAAGTGTACATTACGTAGGTAATCTTCTAGTACTCTATGTTCGACGCCATTATGGTCAACCCAACGTTGCAACATGAGATTGTTCCAAGAATATCCTTTGGCATTACGGTCTTCGAAAGCTTCAGTAAGACCGACTTTGTTTTTACTACCCTTAGTACGTACACCTGGATATGCCGAGAACACATTATCGCTAGTATCGCCACGCATACATTTTTCAAACAGCATCCATTCTGGGTCTTGTGCGGCTTTTGGCTCGCCTGTCTTTTTGTCTTTAACAGGTTTACCCTTTGCATCAAACGTGCCTTCGTGTGTGATATGTAAATCGCCTACACCGTTATACTGACTAACGTTGCCACTAATCAATTGTGCAAAGTCGCCATCTGTTGAAATGATGACATGTTTAGCATCTGGATGTGCTTGACACCAGCCAGCAATCAAATCATCTGCTTCTAAGCGTGGATGCTGTAGGATAGTAGCATTGGTTTTTTCAGTTACAAACTTTTTAAATTCGTCAAATGCTTCCCAGAACAACTTGTCTTCTTCTTGTTCTCGTTCAGTCAATGCATCTCTAGCTTCTTTACGATTGGCTTTGTAAGGCTTGTAAAAGTCTTTGCGCCAGCTTCGCCCCTCGAGGCAGAACACTACATGGCTACCACCAAAGTCGTTCCATGCTTTCTTGATACTGTTTAGGGTAATATGAAACGCCATGCCAAGTTTGATATCAGCACTGCCTTGTACCACATGCCTAGCACGAAAGAACGTGTTAGCAGTATCAACTATAATATATGTCATCCAATTTCCGATCTGTTTGCGTCTAGTTTCTGAACATTGATAAAACCTTGACTGCGATTCATATCCAGTCCTTCGTCACTGAGCATATTACGTGCTAGTGTCTTAAACCAAAGATCAACGACCAACTCGTCTGTATCACCTTCAAGGCCGTATCCGGCTTGTCTTAATTGTACTACAAAATACTCGTTCCAGTCAAGCTCAAAAAAGCCATTTGCTGGATTGTCTTTATTCACGTGTGTTTCCAAAACACTCACCCACGGTTCTTTACGTTTGGTAGCACGTTCTTTTGGTGACATCTTAGCAACTGCTTCGTCTTCCTTGGCTTTGATAGCACCAGCCAATGCCAAATCTTTTTCTTCTAGTATTTTATCAATACCAAACATTTTTCTAATAAACTTTTTCATTAAGTTCCCCACTCATTTTTAAATAATGGCACTTGTAAACGGTCACTATAACGTAGTCCGTTTTTCATAGCCAGTATTGCTACGTTCTTATTATTCATTGTGTACACGCTTTCTACACCGCCCACTGGCATTAAGTAAACGTGTCCTTTAAATCCTGCTTTGCGATAGACCCCAATAGCACGTTCAGCATCGGCAAAATCTTGTTCTGTAGCAATAACAAATTTTAGGTATGCCGTACCAAAGTCTTCGTATTCACAAACTACTTCTGGGAGTATTGCTTCTTCCCATTTCTCTCCGCTACATGGAAGTTTAGCACTTACACTAAATGTGACTTCTTTAGAAAAATCAGTATACATCTGCCATTGTGCTAGATATTCTTTAAACTCTTCTGTTAGCTTTTGAGTACCGTTTGTTTCAAATGTAATTTCTTTAAGACCTGCCATTTTAGGATGACTCAACAGGTCTGGATAAGCACGTTGCCAACCTAACAATGGCTCACCGCCTGTAATGACCAAGTGTTCATCTTTCCAATGATCCTGCGGAAGAATTTCCATAATACGATCTGCGATTGCTTCGCTAGTAAGCATAGGCGACAAGTCTTTAAAGTCAGGATGCCAACTGGCATAGCTGTCACAGCCTGTGCTGACTAACGGCAAGTCTTCATACTTTTGAAAAGACTCAATCATAGTATGTGTAGCCGCAATGTCAGTAGCCTCGTGACTCATTTCACCACGTGGCATACCAAAGCCAGCACATTTAAAATTACAACCAAATGTGCGCAGAAACACAGACGGGACGCCCATGTAACGTCCTTCACCTTGGATACTGTAAAACAGTTCCGCTATTTTGATCTTACTCATACACAATCCTGTTCATTTGCCATTTTCTTTATTGTAGCACGTTCTTCTTTGTTTTGTCTAGTATTACGAAAAGTTTCGAGATCATCAATAGCACTTTTCAAAGTCTCTGCATAATTGAGTGCTTGTTGCTTGGTTAAACATACTGTTGATTCAGTATCAATATAACCTTTGGTCAACAATGTCCAAATATGGTACCACCGTGTTTTTGACCAATAGTTTGTTTTGCCTGTGGTATAAATGGTTACAGTAATATCGTGATCGTCTGCTTCAACCCACATGTTATGATTGTGATTTTCATCTCCACAATTACAAGTAATTCGATAGACTCTACTGTCTCCCCAATCGTTTGTTTTCATTATGCCTTCTGCTGGTACTTGTACGTTCATCGTAACACCTCTAGTGTTGAAATTTTAGCAATCTTTTCGCCAAAGTCTTCATCTTTGCCGATAATATAGATTTGATGGTCAGATCTGTCATTTTTGCGATCATAGCGACTAAACTCTACAATTTTGCCACCGACAGCATTATATACTTTAAATTGAAGTGTAGGATCGGTGCCGATATCACGACCGCCTATCGAGTTACTGCTACTTAGTTTAGTGCTTGGGTAACAATCTTGCTGAACTCGTCCAGCATTATCCCAATCTTCCCGCACCCACTTAACTACTATTCGTTTAAACCAGTTCATTCGTCCATCTCCTCGAACCATTCATCGACCATTTGCTCTGCTTCTTTTTGAGTCAAGGCCGGCACCATAATTCGAGCAGGTTTTCCTACAGTGTGCTGTACATCAAATTTAACTACTCCGTTAAATGGAATACTATCAAAATCTCGTTCTACAATAAATTCTTGTAAATTTTTTGCACGATAAATCAAATGATCCGTTAAGTCTTTAGCTGTTGTCATCTTGAATATTCCTGCTGTAGTTTAATGTTGTCAAAGAATTCTTTCTTTGTACCGTGGTCGTCTTTAAACGCACCTTTAAGTACAGTGGTCTGGGTTAGACTAGAATGTGCCATGATGCCGCGATTCTCACAGCATCCATGTGTTGCCTGAATGTATACGCCTAAGTCTGTTGCTCCTGTGGCTTTTTGGATTTCCCTAGCAATGTCATTACAGAGTTCTTCCTGTAAAGTACCACGACGAGCGCACCACTGAGCAATACGAGTGTACTTAGACAAACCAATGAGCTTTTCTGCGGCGATAATCCC